GTGCTAGGGGAAGTGGGCAAAATCTATCAAAGATTGGTGAGCGCTCTATAGTGGGTCATTCACATTGTTTAACTGATGATCATTCTGCGCTTACTCAGACCGGATGGAAAAAAGTATACGATATTAGCGTTGGTGAGTTGGTATTGACATATGATCATGCCACTAAATCTAATGTTTGGTTACCAAATAAAAAAACCCATGTGATGCGGCATACGGGGAAGCTGGTTAAAATCAAGACAAATAATGTACAGCAAACAGTTACACCAAACCACATGTTATCATTATCTGATGGTCGGTATATCAATGTATGCGAAGCCATAACAACAGAAATGCCAGCTATGATTCCCGTGTCTGCTGTTAATGGTATTTCTAATCCAAATGTTATTGATGTTGGTTTGAGTGACATAGAGTTGAGAAAAATTGTTGCATTTTGTGCAGATGGTTCTATTTGTCGCAAGACAGGAAAAAATAACTATAGATTTCATTTAAAAAAATCAAGAAAATTGGATCGGCTCTATGAATTTTTTGGGAAAGATTACACACCACTATCGGGTAAAAATTTTGGTAAAAATGGATCGACAAAAATTACAATTTCTATGGGTACGGAATCCTATCAATTTTTGGAAAAATGGATACCAAAGCCGAAATGTTTGCCGGAATTTTTTAGAACATTGCCCACCGCTCAAAAGGAAATAGTTATAGATGAGTTAAAATATTGGGATGGGACGTTTGATACTGGTTCAAATGGAAGGCAATATTCTTCCGCCAAAGAAAGTGAAGTTGATTTAATTTCTTCTATTTTGGTTGAACTAGGGTATAGAACTAGTGTCCTGAAAAAACAAATGCATAAAAATAGAAATGAAACTCAATCGTATGTCATTACGTGGAATCATGACAAAAATATGCATACAGGGAATATTGACCAGCGATGGCAAGGTTATAGAAATAAAGCATGGGGAATATCCGTAAGTGTTGTTGATAATATAAGAGTTTCTTGTCTGGAAACTGACAATAGGAATTTTTGGATTCGTGACGACGTGCGGGGTAAGGTGTCTTTGACCGGAAATTCCCCATCCATCATCGCAGGTACGTGGGTTGTAGGCACTGCTAGCTTGCTTCAGATGGAGTACAATATCGGCCCTAGTTCATGGATGCATGCTCATTGTGTGATCCATAAAAATGGCAAGCGGCAGATGATTTTTATTATTGACGGTGACTGGAAGTAATTGTGATATAATTCATACTTGACGAAACCAAAAGAAAGGAAATTGTCATGGATGAAGCTAGAATCAATTTCAGAAAAGAGCGCTTGCAATCTTTGACTGACCAGCAAATTGCAGGCATGTATTATCAATTTGACCGATGGCGTTACAAGACCCCAGAGCAAATTATCATGTTTGCTGACATCAAGGCAGAAATAAGTCGGCGTGAACGTACATCCCCATTATCCCCATTTCAACAAAAGTAAAGGAAATTATTATGGCAAAAGATTTTGTAATCCCAACATCACCAGAAGACATCAAGAAACTGCAAAATGCGATTGAAGAGGCGTCTGCTTCGTTGATTCGCCAAGATGCAGAAAAAGATTTGCGAAAAGAAATTCATGATGCACTGAGTGAGCAGGTTGATATTCCAAAAGCAGTGTTTAATCGCATGGTCAAGGTTTACTATAAATCATCTTTCCGTGACGATGTGCAATCAGCAGAAGATTTCCGCGCTGCTTATGAGAAGGTGATGGCCGGTAAAGATTTTACGGTCGGCACTGACTAAGGGAAATTTATGCTAATCATTGATTTCAATGGTATTATGATTCTCCAAGTTGCACATGCAACAAAGCAACTTGGTGCAGCTAATTGCGGCTTGCCAGAAATCAAGAATTATTTCTATCGTGAACTTCTATCAATTCGGAAGAATTTTCCTAATTGCGGTGAAGTAGTCATTGCATGTGATAGCCCAAATTCATGGCGCAAGCAAGCGTTTGTTTATTACAAGGCGCATAGAAAAGCGGCTAGGGCTAAGCTGCCGTTTGACTGGGATTTGGCGATGCGCGCTGTGGTGGAGATTCAGAAAGAATTGGTTGACAATTTTCCTTATAAGGTGTTGCAAGTTGATTCATGTGAAGCAGATGACATTATTGCTGTTGTGTGTAAGCATGTAACTGGATATGATCATGGGTTAGTTCTAAACAACGATCCTATCACGATTTTGTCCAATGATCATGATTTCTTGCAATTACAGGCAATGAAAAATGTCAAGCAGTGGTCACCAATGACAAATAAGTGGCTAGTTGAAACTGATCCAGACAAGTTCTTGTTTGACAAGATTTTGCAAGGCGACCGAGGCGACGGGGTTCCGAATGTATTGTCGGCTGATGATGCAATAGTTCTTGGAATTCGGCAAAAGTCTATCACAGGGGCTCGCATTGATAAATGGACAAAACATTTTGTTGAAAATAATGGCGATTTGCATGATGATCTTGATCCGGTCAAATATGCTAGAAATAAAAATCTAGTAGATTTGCTGAATTGTATCCCAGAATCTATTTGTGATACAATCAAGCATGCTTACGACACAACAAAGCCAGCAAGCAAATTAAAACTACAAAGTTTTTTCATTTCTAATCAGATGAAGACGCTTTATCATGAATCTCGATTTTTTTAAAAAGGAAACTATCTATGGCAACGATTGAAGAAAAACTTGCAAGCCCCCGCATTCGTGTATTTTTTACCGAAGTGCTGACTGCATGTGGTGCAAAGAAAACCCGCGCTGAACGTGTAGCATTGCTGCATGCATATCGCGATAAAAACACTGAGACTAAACAGGTTGTACAAAAAGTGATGGAATGCTTGATTCATCCGAAAGTTATATTTGATCTTCCAAGTGGTAGTCCACCAGTAAAATCTACCCAAATTGTTGATTACAATATGGCCCCTGTAACTTTGCTGAAGGCATTTGATAAAGTTCCATTGTTTGTTGCAATTTGTCGCCCGCACATTAAAAATCCGGTAAAGCGGGAACAAGTTTTCTTGCAATTGCTTGAAGGCATGCATGCGCCGGATGCATTGCTGTTTAGCGGACTGAAGGACAAAAAGATTACAGGCTTTCATGGTGTGACTAACCAGCTGCTTATTGATGCATATGCGCCGGATACAGCATTGGGAAACGCATCAAGTGGTGGTGGGCAGGAATGATCCATCGATTTTTCCGAACTAATCATTGGGGGGTATAGTATGCCAACTTATGCATATAAATGCACAGCATGCGACCATGAATTTGAGTCATATAGCAGCATTGCGGATCGTGATGCGATTGTTGGCTCTGATTGTGATCAATGTACCAGTCCTAGCGTAATCCGCATTCCGATTGTCAATTGTGGGTTTCGTGCAGATACTCCACCACAAGCATCTAGTGACTGGAAGCAGTTGATGTCAAACATGCGAAAGAAAAACACAACGTTGTCGCATAAATCAACAATTGGGAACGACCTATGAGTGAATTGCATACTATGGTCGAGGAAGAAATGAAGCTATTCCATGATGCAGTCGTTGATCGATATCAAGAAACTCAGTCATGGATTGATGCGATTGTACAGCACTGCGAATCTATCGGCGTGGAAGTGGAAGACTGCATTGGTATGGTTTCTCCCAGTATCATTGCTAAGTTGCAAATAGAGGGGCAGGCCAAGCGCATGCTGAAAATGGATGCACACGTTCGATTGGAACTGTGATATAATAATGTATTGTTGGATAGACACCAACTAAATAGTGATGGGTGTATACCCACAAAACTTGTAACTTGTTTAAACTGTTAATAAAGGTAACACAAAATGTCATTAGCAAATCTTAAAGCAAATCTGTCAACCGGATTGCAAAAACTGAAACAACAAGCGGAAACCAAAGCCCGCGCCGTCGATGATCGTTATTGGAAAGTTGGATTCGATAAAGAAAAGGGCAGCGGATCGGCAGTCGTGCGATTCTTGCCAGCCCCACAAGGCGAAGAGTTCCCATACGTCCGCGTCTATAGCCATAATTTCCGTGGCAATGGTGGTAAGTATTTTAATGAGCTATCTTTGTCTACTATTGGCAAGCGCGATGCATTGGGCCTGCTGAACTGGAAACTCTGGAACAGCGGGATTGAATCCGATAAAGCATTCGCAAGCAAAATGAAACGTAAAGTAGAGCATACTGCTAACGTTTTGGTAATTAATGACACCGCCAATCCTGATAATAACGGAAAAGTGTTTTTGATGAAATATGGCCCCCAGATTCACGAAATCATGGACACTGCCATGTTCCCCCCAGAAGGTTCCGTCGATGCGCCCCTGAACCCATTTGATCCGTGGGAAGGTGCAGATTTTGTGTTTCGGGTTTATGGTAAGAAAATTCCAGATAATCGCACTGGTCAGCCGACGATTGTACCTAGCTATGAAAAGTCGTCATTCAAATCACCAAGTGCAATTGGGTCTGATGAAAAGATCGAAGAAATTTGGTCTAAGTGCCATCCACTGCAACCGTTTGTTGCCCCTGAACTTTTCTTGTCTGAAGAAGAGTTCAAGAAAAAACTGTTTGATGTACTCGGCCCCACTGTTGGGAGTGGGATCCCTGTTATCGAAGGGTGGGTTGCACCAAGTCAGCATCAGGTAGAAAATCGCGGCGTTGCACCTAAGCAGAAAGAGGAATTCTTTGAGGATACTCCGCCATTCGATGTAGATGAGCCAACCCCACCCAAACGATCCAAAAACACGGTCGCCGCCGTCAGCAATGATGTGGATGACGACATTGAATTCCTGAAAGGGTTGTTGTAAAATTGGGGGCTTAGTCCCCCTTTTATTTGAAGGAAATATTATGCCCCATTTTGCAATACCCGCAAATTATGATGATTATCGCATCAAAGAACATTTTGTTTTGATTGGCGATGGTGGCGATAAGTTCGTAAGCATGACGCTACATTGTGGATTGATTTTAGAATTTGTCGTTAGTGATGATGCAATCGAATTCGTTAGTGCCAGCAATGATGATCTTTGGCAAGCCACTGATGGCGCTGTGCGACAAGCATTGACAAACGAAGCGGTTGATGTAGCACACAAACTTATCGGCATTGTGCTATAATACGCATCTGATTAATTATTGAAAAGGATACATTATGACTATTGATTCTGATGTTCGGGTTATTCATATCCGAAAAATTAATGGGTTTACTGACATCTCTACGTATGGCGGGATGACAGTTGCGTACTCATGGCGAAAGGGCGATACGTTTATCGTATGCTCTACCGCAATTTGTTCTGACCGTGATGTTTTTAGTCGCAAAAAAGGCAATGCGCTTGCGATGGAAGGCTACGCACTTGGACAAGTCATTCGATTGCCTTATAGCAGGGCAATCCAAAAAAGCGGCATCACGCCAACTACCCATGTTCGGGCTGTATTTGAAAGTTCGATTTAAGGGAATATTATGACTACCAATAGTAAATCAACTGGCGTCGAAAAACCAGATTTTAGCGCTATCAAGTGGAGTCTTGGAAATTATCTTGGCGTTGAAAACACTAAGCGACATAAAGTTTATGCCGAAGTAGATAAGTTTTTTGGTGTTAAAAATTCTGATGGTCGCATTAAAAAGTTCGGGGAACTTGGATTCATTCTTGCCGGGGGCGCTATTAATGCGATTTATAGCGGTCGCAAGGTTAAGGATTTGGACATCTATTTGCGTGATACTGGAAATTTGGATGCAGTCAAAGAATACATGGCTGAGTGTTTTGGTGCGCCCGTTTATGAAACTGCGAACGCGCTGACATATCGACATAAGGGTCGTGATGGAAAAAAACTTGACGTGCAAATCATTACGCGGTTTTCTGGCACACCTCGTGAAATTCTAAACACATTTGATTTTACCATTGTTCAGGGAAGTTTTGATTTCCAAACAGAGACTTTCTTGCTTGATGATAATTTCCTGCCAGATATTGCAAGTCGGGTTTTGCGATATACAAGCACTAGCCATTTTCCGATTTGTGCTCTCATTCGCACCAAAAAATATCAAGACCGTGGCTATGTATTGGTTAACAGTACAATCCTAGCAATTAGTTTTGCCATTAACCGGCTTGATCTAAAAACGTATAAAAACGTTAAAGAGCAATTGCTTGGCATCGATACGATGTTTTTGTATGGCTTTTTGGAAACGCTTGACGACGATACGGAACTGACTGATACTGAGCGCCGCGAATTTATCGAAACGTGCTGCACACTGATCGATAACCAAATCGGAAAATCTTTTGGCATAGGCCAAACTTCTGATGATGATTCTGAAACTGACGAATAAAGGAAATATTATGAAACTGTCCGAACAAACTTTGGCAATCCTCAAAAACTTCGCTAGCATTAATCCTAGCATCAAATTTAAAGCAGGCAATGAAATTCGCACTGTGTCTACTGGCGGGGAAATGGTTGCGAAGGCGGCTATCGATGTTGCTTTCCCACAAGATTTTGCTGTGTATGATCTGTCCCGGTTCCTACAATGCGCAACCCTGATCGGAGCGCCTGAACTTGAATTTTCTGAAAATTATGTCACAATGATTGGTGACAATAATAGCATCATCTATGGGTTTACTGACCCAACCTTGATCGATGGTGCGAATTACAATAAGGCATATCCAATTGATACGTTGGTGGCTGACGTTGAAATTTCGCAGCTGAAATTGCAAAAGATCAAACAGGCTGCATCTGTGTTAGGCGTACCCAACATCAGCCTGATCGGTGATGGCACTAACATTAACTTGGTTGCGCACGATGTACGTAACAAGTCCACAGACCGATATAAGGTGCTTGTGGGGCAAGCTAGCACTAAGTTTGCGGTCAACTATAAGGTCGTAGATTTTCGCATGATTGCAGACGATTATGACCTCAAGGTTAGCAGCGGTGTTGTGACCGAGTTCACCGGGAACTTGGCAACCTACATTGTAGCTGCTGAAATTATCGTTGATTGATTAAATGTTCTTGTAAATTCTACAAAGGGGACTTGCATAGTCCCTTTTTCTTTGATACAATACAGACTTTCTAAGGAACTTATTATGCAAAAAATTGCAGCATTCATCATAGCTAAGGAAGATTGCGGGGATGTCGAGTCCCACTATCATGCAACCACCAGACCAGACGGCGGGATTGGATTCCCCGGTGGAAAAGCAAATGAAGGCGAAGATGCGCGAGCAGCAGCTATCCGTGAATGCCTTGAAGAGGGGTGGCTTCCAATCGGTGTCTCATTGGAGCCCATCCATTCAGCCGATATTGATGGGTTCTCTATTTTCTGGTTTCATGCTGATGCAATGTTTAAGTTGCAAGCATTCCGGGAAATGGGTCGCATTGAACCGGTGATGGCAACCAAGCAAGCCATGATAAACTCTGGCTTTGGTAATGATTTGGCAATCAATGCACACGACAAATTCATGACAACGTTTGAGGGTTAATTATGGCTTACATTGAAAAAGTTTGTGAATATAGTGATGACTATGAGGGCTTGGCGATGTATTCATATAAACGTAATCTCATTCAAATAATGCCGAAATATAGGAAATTGTTTCGAGGTCAGGATGCGGTATTGCACGTATTTGCAGAAGACCCCGACTTTGAATGCACGATTGGTAGACGTGATTATGCACTGGTTGTCCCCTCTATGCAGGGTCATGTTAATGGGGTTTATCTTAACGATACTAAAAGTATCAGGCAGACGAAAAAACGATTGAAGCGCATGCTACGGTGCCGTGATCTGAAAACGCTGTATCATAATTGTTCATATTGGGAATGGAAGTGCGCTAATTATGCTAACTGACATCGAAATTGATGGTGAGCGTTATCATGCACAATTTGATCGATATGATGATGAATTGGGTAAGTGGGTCGATCCTGTTCCCATCCTTGAGGAAAACGGCGACTTGATCCCACTATCAATTTGTATATGTTTTGCGTATGAATCATCAGAATGTTGTTGCAATACTACATCATGGATAAATTATGACTACGATTACGATGAATGGTGAATTCTGATGTACAATTCATACATCGCAACCAGCATGGGGATCGCCAAATGAACTACTCCGAACTAGTCAAAAACGCACAATCAAAGGTTAGCCGCTACACGACAAATCAGTGCGAATATGCAATCGCTGACATCCATGAAACGTTGAAGTTGCACCCGATTGATAGCGCGTATTCGGTTAAATTGCTGTGCGAGCTAGATGCATGTCGTGATCGAAAAATGGCAATAATGAAAGGGACATAATGAAGTTTTTTAAAAACTTTTCCAGTCGTGGGGATACGTTGTTTGTCGTTGAACATGACAATGGACAAGATTTTTATCGTGAATTTAAGATCAATCCGTCGCTGTATTCGCTTGGCGGGGGTGACTATAAAACAATTCACGGTCAGTCATTGAAGCGAGTAGATTTCGATTCCCCAAAATCAGCAAAAGAATTTGCCGGAATGCTTGGTGACAAGGCTTACGGATTTGATCGATTTGCATACAGT